CACTACTTTCTCCTTGCCTTGCGTTGCTCAGAGGCACGCCAGCGCAGATAGCGAGCCATCGTGGCGATCATTCGTGGGGATTCATCAGCAATGGCTGATGGTGCGAGGCCATACTCGTAGGCCAGATGCACAATCATCCAGTGGGCTGACTGCTCTCCAAAGGGGCGATTTCATCCTCGCCGCCAACAGTGATGTCGGTAACGGTGTCAAGCCAATCATCAAACTCAAGTTCGGTGACCTTGCGCCGCTTGAGGTTGTGCCACGCCAAATAGCACATGTACTCAATGCGCACATCGCTGGCGAAGGCTTGCACTGGCTTGTCGTACTTGCGCTCAAAGGCGATGAAGTCGGGCATGGAAGCGTTCACTTCCACGCCCGACCCATCTTCATAGCCCACGCGCATTTCAATGTTCATCATTGCAGGACTCTCCTAACTAGAAGGGGCGTTGAACTACTACTAGGCGGTGGCGCGAGTAACCGTGCCGGTTACCGGCCAGGTCACGCTGAGCGAGGCGAGATCGCCAACGCTTGATGCAAATGGCTGGTAGGAATTGACCAGACATTCCGCGGTGTAGGTCGGATTGGTTGCGTCCACCGTGCCGCTGGTCGGCTTGATGACGACCGTGGCAATGGTGTTGAGCAGCGGGTACAGCGTGGCGTCCACGCTCGAGGCACCAAAGTCTTGGTGGAACTCAAGGGTGAGGCTGGCGCTCTTGAGACCACCGACGCGGGTGCGCCACTCGCCACCAAAGGCTGTGGTTTCTACGTCGTCTGACTCAATGCTGAGATCGACCGACGCAAGGGAGGTGCTGAAGTCATCACCGTTGATGGTGATGTTGTAGTCGTTCGCGACGAACTTGGCCATGGGGCTATGTTCCTTTCTTATTGGGCGTAGACAGTCACAACAAACTCAGCAGCCAAGTAGGTGACCTCACCCACGGGGATGCTGGAGTAGTTGCGCATGTCGGTTACACGCAGGTCTTGTACTTCACCGCCCAAAGTCCGGTCAGACTCAATGGCGGTCTTGATGCTGGTGGCACCCGTTGGGTTGCAGTAGCCGTCCAGCAAGTTTTGTGCGGTGCGTTCATCCACGCGGCCCACCACGACCAGCACCACGAACTCGTAGGTGTCCAGGCCACGACCAAAGGCGGTGTCATAGGACACGCTCTGCGGCATGACAACGGCGATGGGTGGGTTGGGTTGGTCGGGCATGGTGGCGGCGGTGCGCAGCCCTGAGATGGTTGCAAGGTTGGTGGCGATGCCGGTGCGCATCGCTGACAGCGTTGCCATCAGGCAACACCCACATGCTTGACGTAGGGCTGCACCAGCTGCGCCACGTCAGGGTCAAGTCCTCGACCCACGCGGATCGCGCCAAGGTCGCCGAAACCGGCAACGCCCAGCGGTGAATCTAGGCGCTTGAATATGCGCATCGCCTGGATGACAGCGGCCTGGGTGATGGTCGCCGGTACGGCAGGCCACCCCCAGGTGGCCGTGATTCGGGCGGTGGCCTCGTTGAAGGCGTAAGGGAACAGGCGCGTGTCGATGGCGCGGATGCGCGTGTAGGGCCAATCCAGGCCATCAGCGTAGGCGTTGAGCGGCTCAAGTTGATACTCAGTCGGCGTCCAGGTCACATCAAACACCTGGTCGGAAACGGTGCTGGTTTCTAGCGTCAGGGCCGTGCCGGCCAGGTCGTCAATTTGCAGCAGGTAACCGTTGTCTGGCGCGAAGTAGCGAACCTCGGACACCGTGCCGAAAGTGCGCCCGCAGTAGCCGTCAATGAGCGACGAGGCAGCCGACCCCGCCATGGAGATCAGCGAATCGTCCACGCTATCGGTGACGCGCAGGGCGGCCTTTATGTCGGCAGTGCTGGCGTACAGCGTCATGGTGTCTCCTATTCGGCCAAGTGCCTGTTGCGTTCCAGCCACTTGTCCCAATCGCGTGGCCTGTCAAAGTCATCTGAGGCGTCAGCCCAGTCAATGCCGTGCACGTCCTCACGCTCATGCTGGCTGACTTGAAATCCGACCGCTAAGCGGTACACCTCCCAGCCCAGGACTCGATGCCAGCGCCCTTGCAAATAGGCAGAGATAGCGTCGGCCCGTGCTTGGTCCAGCAGGTCATGCGCGTCGGGCGTAAACGTCCACCCAAACATCTCGCCGTATTCCTTGCCCGTCTGCGCGCTCGGGTTCCAGCGCGCCCAGGCCTTCCAAGGTTCGCCACTGTCCTGCGTCATCGCATCCAGAAGCTCGTCGGTCATGTAACAATCGCCATAAACAATCAGTGTCTTACCGGCGTTGTTCCATAGGTGTCGCGAGCCGTCCCACTCCTGCACAAAATCTCGCGGGCTTGGCTTGGGTTCCTGCCAGGTAGCACCGTCAATCACGTAGGCGTCAGCCCATTGCGGTTGCGTCATCACGATCACGTCGCGCTCGCCGCGCTCCAACAACTCTCGCTGCGTTCGGTGAATCAGCGGCTCGCCCTTGATCGGCACCAAGTGCTTAGGGACGCCCAGGTGGTTGCGCCAGCGCTGATCTGATGTGGCAGCCAAAATCAGCGCAGTCATCTCACAGCCTCACAACTGGTCAATCAGCGCACGGGCAGCACGCTGGTCATGTCGGCGAGTCAGTTGCTGGTCGTGGACGCTGTAGATGTAGTCCACGCGGCCTGTGGCATCAAATGTGGCGCCTGCTCGGGCTGCCTCAATCCAGAAAGCCCAATCATCAAACAGCAAGTCGCGGAACTTGTTGCGCTCCCACAGCCAGCGCCGAAACGGTGACGCCGAACTGAGTGCGTTGTTGGTCTTGCGCAATACCTGCTCGGCGGTGACGCGCTGCGATATGTGGTCGGCCTCGCCCACTCGGTAACCGAAGTTCAGGACATCGGCGGTGCAATCGGTAACGCTGTTCAACGCGTGCGGCAGGATCAGGTCGTCGGCGTCTAGCTTGACGATCCAGTTAGCGTGCGTCAAGGCGATGGCTGCATTGACGTGGACCTGAGGCTGTAACTCGTGTTCAATTGTTCGATCCTCAACCCACAGCACGTCAAGCAGGTCACGCACTTGGTCACGAATGTCATCAGGCACGCCGTCGTGGGCAATGGTGATGAGATTCGGTTGGTGCTCTAATGCCGCTACGGCCTGCGCCCAGCGCGGCAGGAACTCGTGATAGGTCGTGCCATACGCCACCGTGCAAATGCCGATGGTCACAGCCAGCCCCAGAACCGCTCAGCCTGGTTGGCCATAACTGTTAGCAGGTCGCCTGGCTCGCGCCGTCCAGCGTTCTCGTTGGTGGCGATATGGCAGCCAGCAGCCTCGGCCTCAATTAGTGTGCGCGGGCAGGCATCAAAGCCCTTGGGTAGGAACACGAACCAGGTGTGCGTCAGCATGGCGTCCAGCACTTCGCTGCGCGGCTTGTCGTGCATCTCGGTCAGTTGCAGGCCGCGCTCGCGTGCCCAAATGCGGGCTGCGATCCTGCCCTTCTGCGGATGGTTACGCGCCGCCCACAAAGCCTGGCCGCTGCGGTTGTCGTCCATTTGATCCACCAGGTCGGCAACGTCGATCCAGCCATGGCACACCTGCGCCGCTGTGCCGCACCAGGCGGCCTCAACATCGGCGTGGGCCTGAGACATGCAAACAAACGGTTCGGCAGCAGCAAAAAAGGCTTGGCGCGCCCTAGATGGCTGCTGCTGGTGGTGCACCCACACCAACGGCTTGCGTGCAGCCAGCGCGTGCATGGCCTCATCGGTCAGCAGGTCGGTGCCCGTCACGATGATGCGGTCAGCGTCAAGCGCCTGCTGCCAGTCATCAGGACCAAACCAGGTCACAGGTTCAGGCGACCGCTCAACCATGGCGGCGTCGGTCATTTCAGCACCGCCAACGTGCTGACCTGGAAGGTGCCAAGTCGCATCCGAGGTGCGCGGTAGGTGGTGCGTCAGCCAGGCGATCACGCCAGGATCTCCAGCGCCGGCACCCAATAGTCACGAAACACCAGGTCGGCGTCGTAGTCCTTGGCGAACTTGACGGCTTGAGTGCTCGTGCCGTGACCAATCTGGTAGGCCGCCTCAAGCGCCTCAATGATGGAAGGGATGGCGGGGGTGTGCCACCAAGACTTTTGCGCGTCATCCCACACAGGCTGGTTATCGGTCAGCCAGCCATCGCCGCACAACTCGGTCTGCGCCGTTGCATTGTTCAAGATCACCGGCACACCGCAGGCTTGCGCCTCGATGGCGGGGATACCGAAACCCTCGCCGAGGGAAGTTTGCAGCAGCACATCCATGCCGCTGTAGATGGCAGCGAGCACCTCAGTAGGAATACCCATGCGGTAGGCGTACTGATCGACAAAGACAATGCGCTCGTCAGGTATGCCGCACGCAGCTGCGAGGTCAGGCAGGCTAATGCCACCCATCGCACCCTTGCTTTCGGTGTGGATGTACAGCACAGCGTCGGTGCGCTTGCGTGACCACATACCGAACGCCAAGAACATCTCGGCAAAGGCTTTGCGGTTATGCCCCTGGCGGCCACCCTTATTGGCTGAGTTGATGCCAACCACGAATCGGTCATTGCCGATTTCCATAAACTCGCGGCCCGTCATCTTGCGGTCGCCGGCGGTGAACTTCTCGGTCGGCTTGAACACTGAGGTGTCAATGGCG